GGTACAGCGACAAAACAAAGAGAGTAATACATAAAGGAGAACGATATGAAAAAGATTGAGGCAATCGCCCTTTTGTTGGTGGTTGTGGTTGCGGTAACTGCCCTCGCCTGCCCTAGTGCGTTTTCGAGGAAGTGTGAGGCCGTCTGTGCCATTGAGAGCCGAGATGCGGTGAAAGCAGTAACCGAGCCTACCGAGGAAATAAAGGACGAGGTAACGTCAGCAATCCCCTTGTACGATGTTCCTCTGAGTACGGAGTTGCAGTTGCACATTATCCATACTTGCGAGGAAAAGCAGATTGACCCGGCTATTGTGGTGGCTATGGCTTTTAGAGAATCCACCTATAACACAAAGGCAGTCGGTGATGGCGGTGATTCCTTGGGTTTATTGCAGATTCAACCTTACTGGCACAGTGAGCGAATGAACCGGCTAGGCTGTACTGACCTTTTAGACCCTTTTCAAAATGTAACTGTTGGCGTTGACTATCTTTGTGAACTACTGAACAGGTATGACGGCGATATGGCCAAGGCTTTAACTGCCTATAACCGTGGCCATTATGCCGGAACTGTTACAGAGTACGCAAAAACCATTATTGCGAAGGCAAGTGAATTGTGAGGTAGCGAGATGGATATTGAACACCCTGTAATTACGAATATGGAGCGGACAGGCTACCCGGACGGAGTAGAACCTAGATGGCCTCGATGCCCCATCTGCAACAACGAATGCGAAACGATTTATTGGAGCAAGGCAGGCGAGGTTGTCGGTTGCGATATGTGCCTTGAAGAACAAGATGCCTACGATTATATGAAGGAGTTTGAACAATGAAAAATAGCGAAGTATTTAAGATTGCCCAGCATTGTGTACTGGCTCAGTTGCCGGTAGATACCGAGGAACAGAGAGAGGTTGTTCTTGAAGTCCTTGCGGCTTTGAAAAAGGAAGAAAATATGGCCTTACGGATGGAAGAAATCAAGAGTAAAGAATCGGAGGGAGAAAAATGCTGAAACCATATGACGATCTGCGACAGGTAGATGTTTCTGAGTATGTCGAGCAAAGAGATGGGGTTGATTATCTTCCCTACAACCAGTGCATTGACTTACTGCACAAACACGGAGCAGAAAAAGTGTACTGGCTGCCGGTACAGAATCCGAGGACCGGTGGTAGCCTTTACGAATCCGAAACGGCCTTTGAAGATAAGAACGGCGTTAAGAATCGGTGCTATGAAACGAGGATTGAAATACACATTGATGAGAACGTGTACTATATGCAATCCCCGGTTATGAATGGTGCTAACCCGGTCAAGGACAACTCTATGAGCCAACAGAGGGTATGGAACAGTATGACAAGATCGTTTGTTAAGGCCGTTGCTATGTATACCGGCTTGGGTTTCTCCCTTTGGCTGAAAGAGGAAGAAATGGAACGCAAGACTCAGGCTCAGGCAGACCAATACCACGATGTACTCAAGGTGCAGGAGCGAGTGTTTGAAACCATCACGGCGATTCAGAAGAAGGGCAATATGACGATTGCTGACATCGCTCAGAAGATGGACAGAACCGAAGACGAGTTCCGTACATATCTGAAGTATTACCGTATCTTGAATGCCGTGGAAAACAATCTGAACGTGATTCTCCAAAAGCTATGATTGCGAACAAAGATAGAAGCGGATATATCGGTGCAAGCGATACCGGCTATGTAATGCGGAGCTGGGAAACAAAGACCTTTGAAAAGTGGTGGCTTGTGAAACAGGGTTTATCTCAGGATTCCATTTGCACCGATGCGATGAGAGCCGGAACTGCCTACGAACACAAGATTCTTGATGCCCTGAATATCCCGGAAATGGAGAAGGACAAGCAGATCATTATTGGTCGGCTGCGAGTCAATCTTGACGGAAACACGGCCGAAAAGATTTACGAGGTAAAAACCCATTCCATTGAAAAGCCTTTTAAGGTTACTGCTGACTACCGAAGGCAAGTCAACGTGGAAATGTATGCACTTGGAGTGCGAGAGGCGGTCATTGTTGCTTACGGCTTGGAAGAAAAAGATTATGACAACTATTTCCGAGAGATAGACAAGGATCGCTTGACGTTCCACCCCATAGAGTATGACGAGTCCTTTATTGCAAAGTATGTTCCTCGCAAGGATTATCTTTGCCGGTGTCTTGAAACAGGGAAGTTCCCCAAAGAGAGTGAGGTTGCCTATGTATGATTTGACAGGTCGTATATCGAATGTTGCTATCTCATACGCCACTGGTAAGCCTCTGTTGACAGTTGAGTTGAGCGAGGACAAAGACTCCGTTCTCAATATGTATGAGGAATTAAGGACTGCTGACAAGCTGACAGTGAAAATCGGCAAGTTTAAGAAAAAGCGGTCATTAGATGCCAACGCCTACTGCTGGACGTTGATTAGCCGGTTAGCTGAAAAGCTGAACATTCCCAAGACAGAGATTTACCGCTCTGCGATAAAGGAGATCGGCGGCAATTCTGACACAGTGTGTATTCAAGATAAGGCGGTGCAATCCCTGTGTGAAGGCTGGCAACGGAATGGCCTAGGCTGGCAGACAGAAACCATACCAAGCAAGTTAGCCGGTTGTACCAACGTTGTCTTGTACTACGGCTCAAGTACCTATGACACGGCTCAAATGTCGAGGCTTATATCAATTATACAGGACGAGTGCCGGCAGCAAAACATTGAGGTAAAAAGCCAAGCAGAGATTGACAGCTTGCTTAGCCAGTGGGGTGAGTAAATGAAAAGCAAACGAGCCAAAGCCTGCGACATATCCAAAAAGGTCAAAGATATTGTTTGGGAGCGAGATGGACACCGATGTATTGTCTGCGGATCACATCAGGCTATGCCCAATTCTCACTTTATCCGAAGAAGCCAAGGCGGGTTAGGGATAGAGGAAAATATCGTAACGATGTGCCAAAGGTGTCATTCGATGTATGACCAAGGAGCTGACCGAAGGGCGATAGAAGCCTATACAGAGCAATACCTAAAAACCAAGTACCCGGATTGGGATAGAGAGAAATTGATCTATAAGAAATGGGATTTTTGATGCCTGCCGGTGGTCGGTAAACCGGAAGAAAAAGGAGTAACAATGAAAATCACACTTGAATGGTGCAAAAGAAAAATGGAAAACAATGGCGGTTGGCTTGACCTGAGCGGAACACAGATTCAGTCCTTGCCTGAGGGCTTGACAGTAGGCGGTTGGCTTGACCTGAGGAATACCCCTATTCAGTCCTTGCCTGAGGGCTTGACAGTAGGCGGTTGGCTTGACCTGAGCGGAACACAGATTCAAGACAAGGCCAAAGAAAGAAGAAAGGTAAAAACCCTGACTGTGGGTGCTTATGTCAAAGGCAAGTATCTTTATGCAGACGGCATTTTGACACACGTTAAGGGCAAAAAGACAGTTGGCAAGTTCACTCTGTATGTTGGAAAGATCAAGGGCAAAAATGTTGTTTCTGACGGAGTAAATTATGCTCACTGCGACAATATCAGAGAGGGCATTGCTGATCTGCTTTTCAAGTCTGCTGCGGACAGGGGTGCGGAACAGTACAAAAACCTGACCCTCGATACTGAACTGACTGTAGCCGAAATGGTAACTATGTACCGGGTTATCACAGGTGCTTGCCGGCAAGGTTCTGAATCTTTTGTAAATAGCCTTGGCGAACTGAAAGAAAAGTACACCATTCGAGAAGCGATTGAATTAACCGAAGGACAGTACAACTCCGAAAAGTTCTCTGACTTTTTCGGTGTATAAAGAAAGGAATTGATACTATGTTGAATCACATTGTTATTATGGGTCGGTTGACAAAAGACCCGGAGCTGCGGAGAACCGGCAGTGGTGTTGCTTGCACCAGTTTTACTCTTGCCGTGGATCGTGATTTTGGCAAGGACGAAAAGGAAACTGACTTTATCGAGTGTGTCGCTTGGCGGCAGACAGGTGAATTTGTTTCCAAGTATTTCAGCAAGGGCAGAATGGCGGCTGTGTCCGGCAGACTGCAAATCCGAAGCTGGACGGACAAGGACGGCAATAAACGCAAGACTGCGGAAGTGGTTGCCGATAATGTCTACTTTGGCGATTCCAAGCAGAGCGAACAGGGAGAGCCTACATATCAGCAGAATGAGTTTACTGCACTTCCTGACGATGATGCAGCACTGCCGTTCTAAAGGGGTGTAAATATGGCTATCAACTCAAAACAAAAAGGGGCAAGGTTTGAACGGACTCTTGCCGGTAAGCTCCGGGAGTATGGCTATGACACAAGGCGAACTGCCCAATATTGCGGTAACACAGGCGATGCCTCTGACGTGGTAGGCCTTCCGGGAATACATATTGAAGCAAAGCACCAAGAAACTATGAGGCTATATGAGTGGATTAGCCAAGCAAAGCGAGATGCGGAAAATGGTGGGCAAGGAAACTTGCCTGCCGTATTCCACAAGAAAAATAATACGGAAATCCTTGTAACTATGACACTGGAAGATTGGATGAATCTATACAGGGAGTGGGAAGCAGGATTTAGGCTAAAGGAGTGAACACAATGGACAAAACACAGATAGGCAAAGTCCTTTCCTATTGCAAAGAACACGGCAGTATTACAATTCGTGATGCTTGCACTAAGTTGGAAATCAACAGTCCAACAAAGACAATCAGCAATATGCGGTTATCCGGCTTGTATGATGTGCAGGACATTAACGAAACAAGAGTAAAGGACAATGGCGAAACAGTGAGATACAAGCGGTATTTCATCAAAGCAAGGGGTGAGGCGTAATGGTTGTAGTTGGTACAAAGGTTATATTCAATCCCTATGATGGCATCAAAGGCGTTGACATCGGGGATATACGGCAGAACGTTATGGGTGAGGTGGTGGACGTCAACTATGCTCACAAGTGGTTTTCCGTAGAGTATGGCTGTTCTGCTATGAGGACATCGTTCAAGTTTTGTGAGATTGGGAAGTCGGTGAATATTTGTGGCTGAAATTAAGTGGATAAAGCTGACAACGGATATGTTTGATAACCGCAAGATTAAGTATCTAAGGCGGTTACCGGACGGGAATAGCATTGTTCTTATTTGGGTAATGCTCTTGACGATGGCAGGCCGGTGTAATGCTGGCGGTATGATTTTCCTTACAGAGAATATTCCCTATACTCCTAAACTGCTTGCCGATGAACTTGGCTTTGAGGAAAACACAGTCATTCTTGCGTTACAGGCTCTCGAAAATATGAATATGATCGTTGACAAAAACGGCAATTATGCTATTGCCGGGTGGGAAGAATATCAAAACATCGAGGGTATGGACAAGATTAGAGAAAGCAAACGATTAGCACAAGCAAGATGGAGAGCAAAGCAGAAAGAATTGCCTGAGATATCTACTGTAGATTCTACTGTAGATTCTACGAGATATCTTGTAGACGATGCAGAAGAAGATATAGAAGAAGAAAGAGATAAAGATAATAAGAAAGAGAGTGTAACTTGCAAGCAAGTTGTTGACCTCTATCATTCTATCTGTAAGTCTTTCCCTGTTGTACGTTCTTTATCTGATGCAAGAAAGAAAGCTATCAGGGCAAGGTTGAAAACATATAGCATTGACGATTTCCGGGCGGTATTTGAAAACGCAGAATCTTCCTCTTTCCTTAAAGGCGAAGATGGCGGTTGGAAAGCCTCTTTTGACTGGCTGATTAAAGAGGCCAATATGCTGAAAGTCTTAGAGGGCAATTACGTTGACAAGCCTAAAAGATACGGCAGGAAAGAGCCTGTTCCTGGTTGGTGTCAAAAGACGGAACTCGGTGCTGCCGAACTGGAAGCAATACAGGCCGTTATGAAAGACGATCCGGCAACGGCAGGCAACAGCCCGGAGATTGCCGCTAGAGCCGAAGAATTAAAGCAAAGATTGGGAGGGTGATGGGAGTGCGTGAAAAGCTGATTGAGTTACTAGAAAACTGCGTTGATAAAAATGTAGAAACTGACGATCCCTATGTAGGATTCGATGTTGAGTATGGGAATATTGCCGACCACCTTATTGCCAACGGAGCGATAATGCCGCCTGTAAAGATTGGGCAGAAAGTGTACACCATACAGAGGTCTGCGATAAGGGAATGGACAGTTTGCGGTGTTTGGATTAGTGCTGACCCCAAGTGCAGCTATGCACATATCTATTGGGAGAAAAACGGACACCATATGGAAAGTCGTGCCGTTAATTTCAGCGATCTTAATAGATGCTTATTCCTATCCAGAGAAGAAGCAGAAAAGGCACTTACAGAAAGGAGATAATGAGAATGAAGAAACTATTAGCAATCGTCTTGGTGCTGATTATGTGCGTGGCTATGTTTACTGCGTGTGGTGCGAGTGTCGAGGAAGAATCGAAAAGCGATAAGTCGATGTTCGTAGAAGTTGAGCAAGCAACCTATTGGCTTGTTGTGTATCACAGAGAATCAAAGGTTATGTATGTGGTAAGCGATGGCTCATATAATCGTGGCAATTTTACAATGTTGGTTAATGCTGACGGAACACCGATGCTGTGGGAGGGTTGACAATGATACACGAACTGAAGACACTGCCGGAGTATTTTAATGCCGTACTGTCCGGCGAGAAAACCTTTGAAGTACGGAAAAACGATAGACGCTTCAACAAGGGCGACCTGTTGGCTATGAATGAGTACGATGCAAAGAACCAGTTTTACACAGGAAGAAGCTGCCTCGTCTATATCGACTACATTCTTGACAATGACGATTATTGCAAGAGCGGTTATGTGGTTATGAGCATTAAGCCTTGTGTTGTGCATAAGGTTGGCAGGCCGGTGAATGCCAACAAGATTGCCGAAAACTACAGTGTGTCGCTGGAAACAAAGGTGGATTAAGATGGGTAAGCCTAGAATCATCGGCACGATTAAGCCGTACATACCCAATTCAAGAGCAGATCAGAAAAGAAGCAAGCCATTTGGCGTACATAAGAAAGGAAAGGCGAAAAAATGAAAGTGCAGCTTGATCCCGGTGCATACTTGCCCACAAGGGCACACCGGGCCGATGCCGGGTTAGATTTATATGCCCGGAAAAATGCTTGGATTCTTCCGTTTACAAGAAAGTCTTTTGATACTGGTGTTCACGTTGAGATACCGGACGGCTTTGTGGGAATGCTGACAGCAAAAAGCGGTCTTATGGCAAAGCAAGGTATTACAAGCCGGGGAACTATTGACTGCGGTTACACCGGAAGTATCAGAGCGGTGCTATTCAATCACAGTTGGCGGTTTGTGAGAATCAAAAAGGGGCAGAAGATTTCTCAGCTTGTGGTTATGCCTATCATCACACCGGAGCTGGAATGGGTGGCAGAACTGGAAGATACGGAGCGAGGCACAGGCGGTTTCGGCAGCACCGGAGCATTTTAACAAAACATAGGCGGTGAGATCGTGAGAAAGAAAAGCGAAGCACAGATATATCTTGAGCAAGTGGAACGGCTAGATGCCATTATCACAAACAAGCTGATTGAGAAAAGACAGTGGAAAGACGTTGCTTTAGGTATAACTGCGAGTATGGACGGAGAGAGAGTGCAATCTTCCGGGTCAAAGGATAAGATGGCTAGTGCCGTGAGCCGTTGCGTGGACATAGAAGCGGAGATTGATAACTTGGTAGACAAGTTAGTAGACACAAAAAAAGAGGTCATACAGACGATTGAGAGCCTTTATAGTCCTACGGAATATAATATCCTACATTTGCGATACATACAGTTTAAGTCTTTGCAAGAGATAGCAGACCATTACGGCAGGGATTATGGGTGGGTTACGACTACTCACGGCAGAGCATTAAAGAGTGTTCAGGATATATTGGACAGAAAGGAGAAATTATGACAGTAAAGGAAATGAAAGAGGTATTGGAGAAATACCCGGACAAGTGCGAATTGTGGGGTACAGATGGGCACAACTGGTTTGCACTGGACATACCGGAACGAAACGGAAACGATATTGTGTTTTACCCGGGTAAATAAAAAGGGGGGAAGCATTACGCTTCCCCTTTGTATATGTCTGCCCGGATAAGGCTTTTTATATATCCTTGCTTGTTATCCTGTTTTTGAATATGATCCCACAGTTCTGAATCTGCCGGGTAAAAGTCAACTGTTATCCGGTTGACCTTTTCTTTGTATTTCTCCTTGTATTTCTTTGCGGCTCTCTTTTGTGCTTCAGATGCCATTGTAAAACTCCTTTTTGCTTTTATTGTACATTGGCTGTCAAGTCAGTAGAACAGACTCAGTTGTACCGGCTCAAATACATCTTCGGTATAGTCCGGGAAACGTTGCAAAGTGCTGTTTATTCCGTTCTTAAATGCTTGC